GAAGCTTGCTGTTTATCTTTCATCATATTTTCTATCAATAGTCAAAATTTTAGCATTTATGAGCCGTCAATCAAAGATTACGATGTAAAACTATTGGACAAATTAAAGAAAAAACTAAAATGACAGCAATAACCCTACATAGAATTTTAGCAATAGAATTTGGTAAAACAATGAATATGGATATTCGCAAACCCAAAGAGGTTATTGATGCCATAACCATGAACAAGCCGTCTTTTAAGAGAAGAATTATTGAATTGGCTCAACAAGGAATTCATTATTCTTTAGTGATTGACGGGGAAGATGTAAAAAAGAGAGAACAGTTAGAAATAAAGAAAAAAATATTACAGATAGATATTGTGCCAATCATATGTGGGAAAGGACCATTACTATTGGTCATAGGGCCAATATTGATGGCAATAGGGACTTTTGCAGAAATTTCTGCAACGACCGCAACAATATTAACGACTTTGGGAGGGATGGCATTAAGCATTGGATTGCAAATGGTTCTTGCGCCAAAACCTGAAACAAAGAAACTAGAGTCAACAGTAGGAGCGTCAAAGCAATCTTTTTTATTATCCAGCAAAGCAAATCTAGCCTCACAAGGCAACACAGTTCCAACTGGATACGGAAGATTAAGAGTCGGTTCTGCAAATATTCAATTTTGCGTTAAATCTTATCCTCAAAAATTAGGATCAACCCAAACCATAACCAACTTAAACAAAGCTGCTAATTCGGCAGTACAATCTTCATCAAGCTCAATCATATCAATATGAAGCATTTAATTAAAAAGAATTTTCTCCAAGGAGGCGGCAAAAAGAAGCCGCATATGTCGCCGCCAACATTGAGGCCCCCTCAACTTGGAGCTTTTCAAATATTAAATTCTTATAGCGTCGGAGAAGTTATTGATTTAATATCTGATGGTCCAATAGAAGGATTAGTAAATCAATATGGTCAAATATTAGGAGGAGGTAGGAGCATTTTGCAAGGAGTATATTTAGATAATACGCCCGTGCAAGTTAGCTCTTTGTCTAGTTCTTATTCAAGTAAAGACGCCATGTTTCAATCTGATGTTTCTTCAGCTATGAATTCTTTTGGGAATATTTATTTTTCAAATAATAATTATAATTACATTTATCCTGGCGCTCCCCTTCCAGCTTTGCACGTGACTCGTTTCATTAGTGAAATTGGTATAGCAATATCTTTAAGGGGCGCGGCTTTTAATAATATAATAGCTGCTCCGCAATGGTATTCTCCATTTACATCAAGTTCTGGATGGAGCGGTTCTCCATATACTTATTTTTCGAACACATCTAACAAAATAGAATTTCACAGCATAGACATAGGCACAACGGCATTTCAAGCTGACACTCTATTGACAAAATTAAAAACTGATTTGAATTCTGACATTAATACCAATATAACGTCTGCACAAAAACAATTGGCCCAAAAAGCTTTAGATAATTTGAACAAATTAATGGTGGATTATAAACCCAATTTATATACCAATAGATATGTAAATTTCTTTGGAGCAGTAATCGCTGCCAATGCGCCTTCTTTACCCATCAATGATTCAGCAATAGTAGTTATTAGTTTTGGCAATAAATCATCCATGACCAAATTGGCAAATGGAGGACAAAGCGATACTTATGTTAAATATTCCGCCAATGGCGAAATTGATATCGACTTTTATTTAGAAAAATTTCAAACTGATTTTGCAGGCAAAATATATAAAATGATAGTTCCAGAAGTATCTCAATCAATTAATTCTTCGGGAGCAATAATTCAATCTTATACTGGAAATATTTATGGATGTATAGTTTTTGCTCTTCCCCAAAAGAAAGTAATAACCTCAACAAGACGGCCTGATAATACTCCTACTGCTGCTGGATACCTGCCAATTCGACACGAAAGATATATTATAGATGATTTTGTTCCATTTAGTTATTCTGGTATAAATTTATTATTCACAAAAAATTCTCAATCAATTGTACCAAAAGCTACCAAATACAACTTTTTAAATGTATCTTGCGAATTCAAAAACGGAGAAGAATATCAGAACGAATTACAAGATTTTAAAAATATTTATGTGGATTATGAATATGGAACAGAAATGTTTGGACCTTTCATTTTAGATACTGCAGTTCAAAGAATTGTTGGCAATTATACATTAGATAATAGCGGTCCTAAAAATCCATTGTTATCAGTGCCAATTAACGATATTGACGGTTCTGTGGATTCAAGAGGCACGATAGGAAATTTCTCCAGTTGGAATAAAGATAATATACTTAATGAAGATGCAATTCCATTTATTCATACCATTGAGAACCCAAATGTTACTTCTGTATTTTTTACTTTAGCGGTGCTGTCGTTATGCGATACATTAGAACAGAATTATGCGACATATCAAGCTGGAGATAAAGTTCCTTCAATAGTCAAGATTCAAGTAGAGTGGGGCAAAGATGTCAATGGAATCAAAACAGTTACTGGATTAAAAAAATACGCAATTGTAGCTCTAGTTGATGGTCAGATGATGATAGATTTTGGAACTCCCGAATTGTCAGGATTAGAAGATCAATATTACGGAGCAGTAAGGGACGTCTCGGCTATTCCTAGTGATGGCGTATTGCCACAAGCTAAAATAGGAGATATTTATAAGCTTCCAGCTTTTGAAGTGGGCGAAGATCCAAGTATAGTAAAAAGATTTCTTAGGATTACAAAGTTATCCGCAGAAACAAACTCAGTGCTATTGAAGAAAAACATTAGCGTGGCAAAAGTAACAGAGGTAATAGAAAACAATCTGTCTTATCCTTTGTCTTCAATTATTGGAATTAAAATTGATGCTCGTTCGTTTGGTGGCATGCCAACACGATCTTTTGATTGTAAATTTAAAAAGGTTCAAGTGCCTTCTAATTATTTCTGCACCAAAACTGATGGAACGGACAAGAGATATATAGGCGCATCATCAACATCTTATGATGGAAAAAATTTGATCTATATGGGAGATTGGGATGGTACATTCAAACTTGAATGGACAGATAATCCTGCGTGGATAATTTATGATCTTTTAACCAGCAAAAGATACGGTCTTGGCGGTTATTTAGACGAATCCCAAATCAATAAGTGGGAACTTTATAAAATAGGAAGATTCTGTGATGCCGTTGACTCTAATGGATTTTTTCAAGGTGTGTCAGACGGATTTGGAGGACTAGAGCCTCGATACTCATGTAATATATTGTTTAAAGAAGGAACGAAAGTATTTGACGCTATTAATATGGTTTCTAGTTTATTTCGCGGAATAGTATTTTTTAGCAATTCAGAAATTCACTTTTTAGATGACCGTCCAAGAACCCCAATTTCTATTTTTACAAATACAAACGTAAAAGATGGCGTTTTTACTTACACGAACAATAGGAGAGACCAACAATTCAACACTATAGAAGTTGCCTATTTAGACAGAATGGATAATTATGTTAGCAAAATAGAATATATTCAAGATGAAGCGGATATTAGAAAAAGAGGCATATTCAAAACAGCTATAAACACTCAGGGCGTGACTTCTAGAGCTATGGCCAGAAGAATTGGGCAACATTTAATATATCAAACAATTAAAGAAAACCAAAGTGTCGATTTCTCCGCTGGAATTGAATCTTTATTATGCAGGCCTGGAGATTTGATTATTGTAGAAGATGAAATGAAAACGCGGCAATCGAATTATGGCAGGATTCTAGCTGTAGATACTATCGCAAAAACTTTGACGATAGATAATACATATGATTCGGGCTCTTATACTGGGAAAATTACAGTATTTACTCCAACTGGGTATAAGACCAACGACGATATGTCCGCTATTGCACAAACAAATAGATCTCGTCTTTCTAGTTTTGGCATTATATCTGCAATCGCAGGAGACACCTCTATTACGGGGAATTATTCGTTCTCTGGTTATGTAGCTGGCTTTCCTTCTGGCAATATTGATGGTCTTCCAGAGCAATTTCCCATATATACTGGCATAAATTCTATTGGTCAATCTTTATATTGCTATTATAATACTGGCGCAACATGTTTTGTGTTTTCCACGGGAAGAGCGTATGCAAACAACAACACATATGACAAAATTATTTCAAGCACTGGATTGTTTGACATTGCTTTAATTCAAAACAACGACACTGGAGCTTTCCCAAGCATATATCAAACTGGATATGCGTATGATGCTGCTAAATCTTCTAAAAGATCTATTTCAACATCAGGTTCGATGTATGGAGGGTTTAGAATTGATTCAAATTCTTTTCAAGGTATTCTTGAAAGTGAAATATCCACAGTCAATTATCCACAAACAACCGTATTTAATTTAACAGGATATAATAATTTAGACTATGGTGCAACTATTTATCTGGACAGTGGTGACTTAAACATTAATTTGCTTCCTTTCGTATCTCAAGGCAGTCCCTATAGAATTCAAAGAAAAAATGCATCTGACCAAATTTACAAAATCGTAACTATCAGAGAAAACAGTCAAAATGAATACACAGTTGCCGCCACCAAATATGATACGGGTAAATTTGCCGAAATAGAAAATGCAATCACTCAAGATTTTCTTCCCAACACTTATTATGCAGGATCACCAACAGTAAGCAATGCAAACATTAATCAGTTGTCTGCACCAACGATAGCCACATTTACTACTGGAACTACTGGAACAAACAGCTTTTCATTAACTGGAACTTGGAGTAAGGTGACTGGGGCAAGTAATTACTCAATACAGATATACAACAACATTGCAAATTTTTATCTCTCTTCCTCTACAACGGACAATCTAACCACAGGTTATGGAGTTACTGGACTTACTACATTAGGGCAGTGGAATTTGAAGGTTCAAAGCGTTGGAAACAAAAGTACAACTCTTGATTCTCCATATGCGCAGACAGGAAAGTTTGTAGCATACTCTTCTTCAGTTATTACTCCATTGTCGAAACCATCAATAACGCAATTCACTTTACTATAATATGTACGAATTTGACACATTTTTTCCTGATGTTACTGGCGATTTGACGCATTCTTATACTGGCAGTGGCGTCCATTTATATGGGGATGTAACTTTTAATTTTTCGCTATTGGATCAACAGCAGAATTCAATTATCAATGATTATCAGTTGATTAATAATTCTCTAGTTAATGTGGTCGCTTTTGATATTTTAGATACTGGAGCAAACGTAATATACGCTAATTATAAATCTGGGACAACTAGCAGGAGTTTAACTCTTTCGAAATCTGAAAATGAAAGCATTTTTGGTTATTACCAAAAAGACTTTGGGGTAAGAGCTAAAATCACAGACAATATAGATAATTCGGTATTTGCTTCTGACTTTTTTGCTTATGCAAATGTCCCCTTGTTGTCTGGAGCTACAATTTCTGACGGTTCTCCACCCACGTATTCATATGGTGTTTGGCTTTCTGGACAACAATCTTTTGACAAAATAGTTGTTGATTTAACTTTAAGCAATTCTTTAAAATATATAAATATAGATAGATACGATATCTATGCGTCTACTGGTAATGATATATCCCTATACGTTAGTCCATATAGCAAAATATCAGATCATCCAAATTATCTTTTTTCTCAACAAGTTGATAAGATTAGCGATATAAATACCATAGTTATTAAACCCACAAATTTAACCTATAACACTAATTACTATTTCACAATAGTCCCATATTCTTCTGTGGGATCTGGATATGCTTTTTCTTTTGGGCCGAGTTATTTTGCATCAGAATTAACTGGAAATAATGATTATATAATATCGGCAAATAAATTTATAGCAACAAGAGGATCTAAAACTTCAGATATTAGTTTGATAACTGGAACGACTGTATCGCCATCATCAATAATAGATAGTATTTTATCTGGACAGTATTTTACAATAAACTATTTAGCTCAATTTATCAGTGGAACTACACCTATTTCTTATCAAGTACAATGGCAACCTGGACCACTAGGGGGCTTGATTACTGGGAGAATAGGAGCTACTGCAATAAATTCTTTTACAACAGGTTCACAAATAATTAGTGGATCTACTTATTACACACTCTCTGCAACCTGTGATGCTGGATTTGCATATGCATTACACAGAACCGCTCTTTAAGTCATCATTTGATGCATAAAGCATATCCTTTAACGCAGCCAAAAAGACGGGCCTAGCCTTTTCTGACAATTTTACATAATTCTTTTTCGCACGGCGATAATTGCGGCGACTAATAGGATCGGTTGGAGGCAAAATTGCTCTTAATTCTTTAGCTATTTTATTATTCATAATTTACAGATGTATGTTTCGGAGTCTTTCAAGAACCCCATTTTGTTATAGAATGATTTTATTTTTTCGTATTTAGGATGCTTGACCACGGCAGACATCGACACTGTATCGAATTGATTATTTCTCGCAAACTTTATGGCAGTTTGGAAAAGTTTATAGCCAACTTTTGAATTTTTAGATAGCCATAGAAATTCCGAGAAGATTTTTTTGCCGAATTTGATATTTTTATCATTTATAAAGATAATCATCGCGTCAAACTTATCGTCAGTTTTATTAGCCCAAACGAAGACTTCCCATGCCAAGATAACAGTATGCCCGAGATTCAACTTCATAGACTCTGGACAGTGATTTAAACCTACGTGCCCAGAGTCTATGTCTTCCTCTTTAAACAAAGAGTAAAGATTGTCAATTACCTGATGAAATTCTTCAGGATTTGTTATTCTTTTTATACTCATTAGTAAGCTTGAGTAGAACGCGACAGGATTTTGAAGGAATGTCTTTGAAGGCTTTCCAGTCTTTAATTTCGGTGATAGCTTCTTGAAGAGACTTTAGAGAAGCAGAATCCCCAGCATCAGCATCAGCATACGATTTCCAAAGCTTCCTCAAGAATGCAGTGAAGTCTTCAAACGATTGGATTTTTAGACTTTCATTTACAACTTTTTCTAGCGTGCCTTGTGGAGTAAGTGGAAGAGCGTTGGAAATAAGCAAATCACTGATATCACTTACGCGATTCTTAGACTTGTCGATTTCATCAGCACCAACGATATGAATATTGAGAAAGTTGCGAACTGCACGGACAAAAGCTCTATTACAAGCGATGGTTTCCAAAAACTTTAGACAAAAATCATCAGTATTCTTGGGTGTTGCGTTGGCGACATCCTCAAAAGCAACGATATTTTTATCTGTTTCGTAATTTGGAATCCATTGAATCTTGCACTTGGCAAAAACATAATCTTCTTGGCGATTTTCTACCTGATAACCGACATAGCAAAAGCCTCGCAATTTAGCCAATTCTTTAATGCCGCCAAGCATAATGAGCAATTGCTTGTCGTCCAACCCTTCAATAGAAGTTGGAACTGGTTGCTTGCGAAGTTCAAACCAATCACGGTTTGGGTAAAGAAATTCTGGCTTGATCATTGCTCGCCAATTAACAGAACCGTCTTCATTAAAGACGTATTCTGTTCCCTCAATGAGGCCATGTTCGTTGCGCTTATAAAGTTCAAAAGGAGATTTAGTTTGTGTTTCTTGTGTAGACATAGAAGTGATTTAGTTCTTGTAGTAGGTCTTCATTGTCTTCCAAATAGAAGTTTTTGTCAACAATATTCTGTCCTTTTTGCAAATGATATTTGCTGGGATATTGTTTTCCTTTAGAAATAATGGTTTTTGAAGAATTAAACAACAGCTTGCTAATGTCTCCAACATTTTTATCTAGAATTTCTTTGTTTGCCTTCTGGTATGGCTGAACTTCGTAATCAAAATATTTATTCCTTATAAATGCAAGATCCTCCTCATTTTTAACCAGCAGGGTAATAGGAACATTAAAGGATTGGGACGATTTTAAATACTCATCTGGGATTTGAAGATTTCTATCAGTGATAAAATAAATATTTTTTAATTTACCAGAGAATCTTTTAAGAATATCCAAAGAAATAACTTTATCAGCAAATATCGAATAGCTGGATAAGAAATCTAACCAGCTAAAGAAAGACTTTTCATCTACTCCATAATCGGGACGAATAAATACATGAATATTTTTAAGATCAT